CCCATTGTAATGCACCTTCAGCACGCTCAGAATCTGTAAGCACTTGCATGTGAGGCCACATCACTTCGTAGACTGTCGGCCCACCTGTCGGTGACGGCAAATAGCCATACTGAATCAATCGATCTACGAGGGGTCTGACAATGCGAGGGGCTGCGTACTGGGTCTGTCGGCCATCTACTTGATCTTTCCAGTTGTCACGATCTTGTGATGAGGCAAGTTGGCCCATCTCAGATCCCACCAAGATGCGCTTCGGGATCTTCGTGGCTCCTGCAATCTGCGTGATGATGGTATCAGCCTCACCAGAGAAGTTCGCTACGTCACTGCCCAGTGTATTGACTGTCACACCGCGCGTGCGTAGCATACGTGTCATCTGATTGGCATAGCTATCAGCTTGCTCTTTCAAGCGTGTCAAGGTATTATCTGCATCTGACAACTTCATGTCTTTGTCGACATCGAGATGCAAACCTTGATGCGCCCGCAACCAGAACGCCTCTGAACCACCACCTGTCACCTTGTCGAGGTCGTCTAGTTTGTTCCACACCTTCTCAAGGGCAGGGTAGCCAAACAGATCATCGAACAGAGCCGCCTCTGCGACGTGAATGATGCGAGACCAATGCACTTGTCGCGCCGTCTCCGCCGTTCCTTGTCGGTGCAACTGATAGTATTTCGGATAGCCATAGCGTGGGCTTGACACATCAGTGTCAAACTCTGAAATGATGATGTCTGCGCCAGTTGAAATCGTCGAGTGATATGTTAGAACATTCGCACCACCGCCATAGCTTCCACCACCGGCGTATGGCTGAATGTAAATCAGATCGTCAGGATTGCCCTTCGGAAGTTCTACAGATAAGTCACTCGCTCCAGTGTCACTCGACTTCACACCAATGAGCAGCACTGCGAATGTCGAGAGGCGCGCCAGCTTGTCGACACGCAAGAACTTGTTGAGGATCTGTAAGCGACGATCTAGATCTTTCCACGTCTGCTCAAAGACTGTGTTCTTCTGAACGTCCTTGTCTTCAGCCAAGTTCATCGAGCCGCGCCATGTCGCATCAGGGAACGCGTCAACGATGCGATTGGCAATGCCACCACGCTCGTATCTCTCTCTATGATCTGCTGTCGTAAGAATGCGCTTGTACCCCAGGATCTGGTACATGTCGCGCAGACCTTCGTATGTGACACCTGACGCAGCCTGAAGCCACTGCAAACGATTGAAGAGTGTAGACTCTAAGCCTCGTGGCTCGAATGTTAGAGGTGTCTCCGGTGCGTCTGTAAGCTTGATTAGTGGAGTGCCATTCATTGCCATGGCTTACACCTTCGGTGCGAATGGCCAGGCGCTCACAAGAATACGCGCAGCAGGATCCATAGCTTCGTACTCTTGCTGTGATGCCAGTCGCAAGCCTTCTTCAGCTAGCATCAAAAGCGCACCGCAATGCGCACAGATCGACATATCACCAATCTTCATGACTGGCTGATCTGTCGGTGCGCTCCCAGCATAGAACGCCGCATCTAGACGTCGCGCACAACTCGGACACCGCCGAGGCACAGTGCGACGCTCTGGACCGAGATAGACAGCCGAGATATCTGGCTTACGTTTCGTCTTCGACACCTTAGACTTCACCATGACACTTCACTTGTCATGCCCTGCTTGACATAGTCAAATGGAGGCGGCTCGAGAAGTACAGCATTGAACGCGCACGAAGAGCCATCTACTTGATCGTCATGAGTGCCAGTCGGGAAGTCAGCGAGTTCTTTGATATACTCGTAGTTCCATGCTCCTCGTACGAGTCTGACATTGCCAGCCTCACACTGCGCACGAAATGGTTTCGAGCGTGTGATCTTGCTGCCAGTAATCTGAACTCCGGCGTAGTCACGACCAGCCAGCGTCTTCGTTCTCGCAGCAATGACAGCGGCACCAGCACTACCGCCTTCCTTCTCTTCTCGCTGCACGCACGCAATGCCATCGAGTTCGGCTGTCAGACGAATGAGCGAGTCTACACCGCTTGGACCAAGTTGTTTGCGCTGTACATCCTCGATGTAGAAGATGCCACCTAATTCTGCGATCTTCACACCGACAGTCCAATCACCGTCGCCTTCAGTACCAGCCGTATCCCACCCTCTGGCACGACGGGCTAGCACTGGCGCAGCATCGACAAGCTTATCCGCAAACCATTCTGCTTTGAAGAGTCCACCACCACGAGGGGCAGGATGTTGTTGATAGAGCGCAGCCCAGTCGTAAGACCCAAGCCCAGCACGGCGTTTCGCGAGTTCTGACAGTGAGTACTTCGAGGGCCAGAGTGCGTCACCAACAGTGCGGTACGCATCTGTCACTTCTGCAATGGCAGGAAGATCGATGACAGTCCATTGCTCTGCATCTGGATTCTCTGCCGCGAGTTTCAGTAGTCGGCCGGCCAAGTCATCTTCATGCCATCGTGTCATGCACAATACGATTGCGCCATGCGCACCGAATTGCCGTGTCGCGAATGACGATGTGTACTGCTCGTAGACACGATCTCGATAGACCTCGCTCTCAGCCTCTGCTCTATTCTTGATGGGATCGTCTACGATGCCGATGTCACTGGTTTTGCCAGTGATAGATCCCATGATACCGACAGCAATGTAATACCCAAAACCTCCGACAACATCGAACTGCTTCTGAGTGCGCTTCTCCTCATCACGAGCTTCCGCCAGTCGCGAACCGGGGAACAGCCGAGCGAACTGTGAAGTGCCCATAATTCTCTGAACATCACGACTCATATCTTGAGCCAATGAGTCAGAGTAAGAACAGGCGATGATGCGGAGGTCCGGATTTTTGCCTAGTGCGTAGGCGGGAAAGCGACGTGAGACAAGTTCAGACTTGCCAGTCTGTGGTGGCTGAAACACCATGAGGCGCTTGATCTTTCTCTCAAGCACTTGATCCAGTGCATCTGCCACCAATCGATGATGCCAGTTGACATCGTACTTTTCAAATGTATACGCCGTGAACTCTAACAGAGTCTGACGGGCAAGATGCGCCTCTGCCAGTGCCAGATCACGGGTGGCAGTGCGTCTAAGATCAGTGGATCTTGTCGGTAGAAGCGTCGGCGTCTGAGTCATCGTCTCGCTTCTTCTCTTGCTCTGCTTGAGTTTCTACGCGAAACTTCGCAGCATCTTTCTCTTTGCCTTCAGCTCTGAGCTTCTTTGCCTGCTCTTCAAGCCGAGTAGCTATCTCTTCGTTCGTAAGCGTAGAATCTGCCTCAGACGATGGCTGTCCAAACGCAGCCCTCGGTGTCAGTCCTGTACGATCCCACACTGCAAGCATGACAGTCGTTTTGACTCGATCATCACCGAAGTCAAACATTTCATTCGCAATGCGCATGGAACGTTCTTGCAGTTCTAGCAATCGTCTCTGAGCAGACTCTTTCGCAAGAGTCATAGATCCACCATGCTTAATGCACAGTGTATCATTCTCGATCTTCTGACGGTCACATCTACGGCCACGTCTGTCAACATGACAACAGAGTAATGCCTCACGATCTTTCTCTTCTTCTGTTAGCTCATGCTGATAGTACTCGGGGTACAGGCTCTCGATCAGACGCGGTGTGCGTTCTGGATCTTCAGGATTTTCAGGAGTAGACATAGAGTGATAGAACTGTACTACAAAAATTTAACAAAGTCAAGTGGTTTCTTGGGATATAAGTAAAAATAATATCGTGCGAAACCCACACTTTTACATAAAAGTCAAATTTGTCAGGTACCATTGTTAGCCGTAGCATTTGAATGTTAGATCTGTGTGGCACGTTACTTACGAGCGTTTCCCTAGTAACTTCTGCACAACACGAAACGAGGCCGTGTTTACGGGGTTATTTCTTACTTTGTTACTTTGTTACTAAGTTACTAAGAGAATTAAAGAGTAATATAAGGGGATTGGGCCTAGTAGTACAGGGGAGTGGCCAACCCTCCAGCCAAAGCCGAGTAACCCAGTAACTCGCGTAATTGTTAGGAAAAACGCGATAACACAGTAACGGAACGTAACTGTTCACCCCTTATTCCTCGACATTTTCACCATAAATAGCCTCAAAATCAGCGTCACCTATTGCCGATAACGGTTTACCGCACCACCTTCTGGCTATCACACCATCCACTCGTGCAGGCTTATAAACAAAGCCAAAAGCCTTCATAATCTCTGAAATCTGCACGCTAAGCCCCTGATTACCACGGTAATCGTATGGTATATTAAGGGCATCTTTCCAAATCAATTCAGGTGTTATACGCAACTCACCTGACACATGAGGAGGCATCTCAAGTAAAAACTTATAAATCACCTCTTTCATGACATTGACTGGCTGTCTTTGTTCCTGTTCCTCGGTAGCAGAAGGCCACAGTTCCTCGGGTAGACGAATCAAATTCACATCATTCCTGCCATTCCACTCTGTTAGCACTGCCTCGGCCCATAGCTGATCTCGAAATTCAACTATCACCTCGAGATTGAACCGTCGTATCTTCACAGGCCAGAACCTACGTGCTCCTGTCAAATCAGCTAGATATGAAGAGCTATTAGTCGTTCCAATAAAAATGAACTGCCTCGCTCGACGCGTCTTCTTACGGTCATAAGAAAGACGCGCCTCATCAACCTGCCGGCTCAGCATAGCCTTCACATATTCTGAGTCTGCTTTACGAATGCCTGAAAGTTCTGGGACCTCAACAATCAGTTTGCCAAGCGTCTGCTCTAGCACCTTCTTATCATCTTTTGTATCAAGCCCAAGCGAGTCGCTAAACCATGCGGGATCAGGGCACAATGCTTGAATAGCACTGCTTTTGCCCATCCCCTGAGGAGACTCAAGCACAGGCATCTCATCAAACTTACAGCCAGGCACTCGGATACGTCTGACAGCGGCTAGTAGAATGATGCGAGATACGGCTCGTACAAAGGGCGTATCATCTGCACCTGCTCCCTTGATAAGCCAACCGTCCAAGCGAGGAATCCCATCCCACGGTGGGAGACTCGTGAAATATTGCTTAACAGGATGGAAAGACGACTCCATTGCGACCTTTTCAATCACATCGTAGTACAGATCTTTTACAGGGAGAAATCCAAAACGCTCATCAATATCAAGTCGTAGATCGTTCATACGACGATCATCTGCGTACTGACTATCCATCAATATCTCAGTGGAGAACTCGTTGTATACCAATGTTCGACCAGACCAGCGCACGGCAAGGCGAATATTGAACTGATTGTTCGCGAGTGGAAAACCATTGGCATTACGGATGAAGTCCTCTTTTCTTCCAAGCCACTCGCGAATACGCGCGACAACATCATTACCATGCGCGCCGATCAGACGAGCGAATGTTGGAGCTCCAACGATCTTCTGGGACTCGTCTTGCATGCGCTGCACCGTCGACTCAACAACGAGGCGCACATCTGACACTTCTTTATTGTCACAGTAAGGGGAAATCGTTGTTCCCATCCGAACAAGTTCGCTGACAGTGAACCCCTCGCGCAGTAAGAAGCCAGCCCAAGCCATGCGCATTTCATGCCCGAAGCCATGCTTGCCACAGTTTTTGGCTACAATCAGTGCTGTGGCTGATACCAGCACTTCTCGTTCGAAGAGTTGTAATGCTATATGGCTTGGGAGCCCACGTTTGAAATAAACGACAGGTTCTGAGAGAGTCTCTTTTGTCCACACGGAGGGTGGGCACATAGTTTGATGACCGATTGTGCCATCTGCGTTTGTGCCACGCAGTTCTAATAGCATCTTACCGTCGACATCTTTGTATTGCCGGCTCGCGAGAGCTTTGTCAGTCGTATAAAAGCAATGGCCTGTGATTTTACTCCCATGGCCATGCACAAGATTTGTGTCGGGTAGCAGCTCATAGGCAATTTTCTGCCCAGGCTCCCAATCGATATCTACATCGTGTAAGAACTTGCCCGGTTGTAGCTCTGTTCCGAGCTTGAAACCTACACCGTGACCTATCCGATAATCTTGCC